GCGCTCCGTCCAGTAGGACTCGGCGCAGTGCCCGCGCTGGCCGAACAGGCGGAAGAACACGGCGTCGATCCAGTTGGCCAGGAAGCCGGCGGGCTTGCGCTGAAGCCGCATGCGGAAGGCGTAGCTGCTGAGCGTTTCGTCGGGGAAGCCGCCCAGCAAGGCGGTGCCGAATTGATCCAGCGCGATCAGGATGTTGAAGAAATACTGAAAAATTGCGTTCATGGCCATTGGATTGCCTCCAGTTCTGTAGTGGTGGTAGCGGCGTCAATTTGCACCCGCAGCGCCCGCCCAGTGCTATGGGCAGTTTGCACTTTGGCCCCCAGCAGCAGGCCGACAGAGATCATGTTGTCGGCGGTGAGCGTGATGGCGGTGTTGTCAGCCAACGTAAACGTGATGTTTGGTACGTTACCTGCCAGCTTCAGCACGCTCATCATCTGTGCAGCGTTGCTGATGTTTGTCCTGCCGTCAGGGCCAGAATCGAACGTGCCGAACGGGGTAGGCAGGGGAGCGTTGATGGCAGTGGCGCGGGCGAGTTTGATGGCGGTCCATCGGTCGGCTTTTTCTCCGATCAAGTTCTTGCGGCCCTCCCACGTTTTGGACTCGTCGCTCCACACCCAATCTTGCGTGGGTAAGGCGGCAGGGGGGTCAGGCTGGTAGGGCACGACCGCCGCCCCGTCGCGCCGATGCGGGCCGAAGGTGAGCGGGGCATCGAGGCGCATAACCAACATACCTGCGGGCGGCACGGGCGCTTCGCTCTCTTGGATAGCGCTGACAAACTGCACGACTCCATCGGCGCTACAAAAAGCGTAATAGTTCATTTCTTTGTCCCTAGGGTAAATAAGTTAGTGCCTGGGCTCGAAACCGTCGCGGCGTTCAAACTGCCAGTACCCAGAGAGCCTCCCGACTGAGTAACTGTAAGCGTCACTACAACTGCAAATGAACCAGCACCAGGGGACGCTGCATAAACTGTTCCTGGTTGCACGACTGGATTAGAAGCGCTGGAGTTGAAAATATTTACGTGAGTTGCTTTTAGAACCCCGGCAATATACACTTTTGCTGTCACATTTACGGCAACAGCGATTCCTGGGTTATAGCTACCGTCTACCACAAGTACATAATTAACGTAAACTGGAAAGCCTTGCGTGTTCATGGTAACTGACAGCGCTGTTGTTTCCCCCGATCCAGAAAATAAAAGCAGGTCTGTCGAGCGCTCCGCGTACCCTGGGACCGTAACAGCATTACCTGCAATTTGAATCGTATCTACAGCCAGCGCCGCGATGTAGGTCGAAGCTGTCGCTGCTGTGATCTGGCCATTTATGTTTGTGCCGAAGGTCGCGCCGACGGTGGCGTAATTTTCAGGTTTGCCTGTGCCGCCAATCGCCGCCCATGCGTTGCTTGACATAGGCCCAAAGCGTATGTTCGACAGTCCAGTGTTTACGATAGATGAATCAAAAAACAGGGGGCCTGTAATAACCACAGCCACCGTTCGCATGACAACGCCGTTCCTTAAATACCGGACGCTCGTACCGTCATAAGTGACCGCATAGGTATTTCCTGCGGTATGTCCGCCAGCCAAAAACCATGGATTGGTGCTGCTTTCATAGATGTAGAGGTCGTTGTTGTTTGGGATGTGCCACGCATAGTCCAGAGAGTCGTAGCTTGAGTTTGCTGTTGGGTCGGCATTCAGCCCCGCCATAAAGTACGATGTCCCCGGCACAACAAATGAGCAGTACGCGCCGCCAGCAAACCCGTCCAGGCTATAACAGTCAGAGTTCCATGAACCTGTGCCACCTGATACTGAGTTTCCAGAAAGCGTGAGCGAACCCCGCACGGCGAGCCTTATGTCGCTCGATGCGTTATCTGCAGGCCGCCCTGTACCAGACACTCCACTCCAGTTGGCCGTAGTAGCGGCCAAGTTCGCTTTTGCAGTAGCGTCTGCTGCGGCAGCTGAAATTGCAGCAGCTTGGGCAGCATCGGCTTTGACTTGGGCCGCAGCAATTGCCCGTGCTTCTGCTGGGGTTACGATGCCGTCTGCGTAAGCGTTAGCTTGGGTGCGGGCTAGGTTTGCTTTTGTCTGTGCAGCTGCATCGGCTGTTGAGACTGCCGCGTTTGCTTTAGTAGTGGCATCGGCTGCTGCTGCAGCAATTGCGGCAGCTTGGGCTGCGCTGATTGCGCCGTTGGTAGTTGCGTCAGACTGGTTTACAGTGGCGTTTAGGTCGCCTGTATAAACATTCCGGTCAAGGTCTTGCGTCCAGGCGCCCCATCCAGCCGCACTAGCAGATGTTGGATTAGCGGCGTACCGGCGATATGTCACCGTGCCTTGGTAAGCATATTGGTAAACACCCCCGCCGCTGTTGTCGCCGTACTGCTTGATTGTTTCCAAAGTGCAATAATATGTGCCCCCGGTAATGCCAAGATAGGGTGCTATCTTAAACTGCTTGGAAGTGCCAACCGGATATTCACTCGGTGGGTCGTTACGATCACGCGCTCCAAACACTCCTGCTGCGCCACCCATATCCACAGTGGGCAATGATGTTATTTGCCCCCCGCCAGCACCGCCCAAAGTGCCATTCGAATTCAGGGTCACTTGTGAGTTCAGCAGGCTTATGGTGGGGTTTGCGCTTGCCGCGTCAATGTTTGATGGGCGAGAGCCCACCTGCGCCCAGGTCTGCTGAGAGTTGAGCAGCGCTGCATCACTCGGTTGGCCGGATAGGTTGCTGCCCCAGGTGGCGCCGACGGTGGCGTTCGGCGCAGGCCGGTTGCCGTCGTTGTTAGAAACCCCAGACCACCACGATGTTGTGCCGGCAGAGGCAATTCCGTTGTTGGTGGTGGTGTCTGATTGGTTCTGAGTTGCGTAGTCTGCCGCCTTGCCAGTACCGCCAGGTATTTGAGTCCAGCTAGCCCCTGTCAACGGGCTAGATTGGGTGTAGTTGATGCCGTGGCCGGATATTGCGCTAGTGTCCAGCGTCACCTGCCATCCAGATTGCCAGGTCGCTACTGCGTAATTTGAATAGCCTGCGCGCACCCCAGTCACAATCACCTGCGGGTATTCCCAAACCGATCCCGGCTCGCCAATCCAGACGGCGCAGTACGTGCCGTCATAGCCAAAACGGATGGTTTTTTCGGCAGCGGCCGAGCCCACCATTTTAGCGTAAGCGTTGTACCAAGCACCGGCTTGGTAATTGTAGCCACCGACTTCCAACGTGAATGATTTGTCCGTCGAGTACTCGTATACCTCGACGAAGAATCGGAGCATTGTGTTTGACCACCCTTGCGGCAGGCGAATCTTCAGAGCGCCAACTACCCCTGGCGCGTTAAAAGCAGCATTACCACCTGCTGGGTGGTTGATGACAGTGACAGCCCCTTGTTGGTGGCTATTGAGCAAATCAGTGTCTGCGGGCTTAGCGTTCACCTGCGCCCAGGTCTGCTGAGCATTCAGCAGCGCTGCATCACTCGGTTGGCCAGTGAGGTTTCCACCCGAACCCGGCAATCCCCAGGTGGCGCCGACAGTGGCGTTGAGGTCGCCGGTGTAGGCGTTGCGGTCAAGGTCTTGCGTCCAGGCGCCCCAGGTGCTGCCTGCGGGGTCCGCAGCGTATCGGCGCCACGTAGCAGTGCCTTGATAAGCGTACTGGTAGACGCCGCCCCCTGACGAATCCGGGTACTGCTTGATCGTCTCCAGGGTGCAGTAGGTTGTCCCGCCGCTGATACCGATGCTTGAGGCTTGCTTGAACTGCTTGACGTGCCCGACGGCGTACTGGCTCGGGTTGTCATTGTTGTTCCGCGCTCCGAAAAACGCGCCGTTGCCACTGTCGATTGTCGGCAGCGTCGTGACCTGCCCGCCGCCGGCTCCTGTTAGCACCCCCAGGCTTGTGATGTTGACTAGGGCGTTCTGGATGCCCTCCGACCCGCCCAGCGCGGCGAGGTTCGACGGACGGCCACCCACGCCCGCCCACGTCGCCATGGTGCCCGACACGGCGGCCAGCTTGGCAATGAGCGCCGACCTGGCGGAATAGGCGCTGTTGAAGTAGCTGCTGAACGTCGCGCCGGTTATGGGCGTGTCCTGCGAGTAGTCGGTCCAGCCCGGCAGCAGGCCGTTGAGGTAGTTTGTCAGCGTGGTGAAGGCGGTGTCGAGCGTGGCTTTTTCGGTGGTGATGCCGTAGGTGGCGGCTTGCGCGCCCAGGCTGGACTGGCTGCCGCTGATTTCGCTCCAAGCCAGGTAGGCCCCAGGCTTTTCGCCCTTGGACAGCACGTTGTCGCTGCCAATGGCGATGAGCGCAACAGTGGCCGCGTCCGCGACTACTTTGGCCGCGTCGGCCAATGTCTTGCTGGCCGCATCGAACCGGGTAAGCAGCGCCTGCCGGGCCGCGTACATGGCCGCCCAGGTGCTGCGGAAAGCGGGGCCGGCAATGTTGGTGTCGCCGGCTACGTTGCTCCACAAGGTCGGGCTGGTGAGGCCGGCCAGGTAGGCGGTGAGCGCCGCCACCGCGTTGTCGTAGGCGGTTTTCTCGGTGGTGATTCCGTAGGCCGTGGCCTGCGCGTCAATGCCGGCCTGCTCTGCGGTGGCCCGCGTGTAGTCGAGGATGACGGGCGGCTTCTCGCCCGCGCTCAGCACGTTGTCGCTGGCCGCGCTCACGATGCCCGCCTGGGCTGACGCGCCAGCGTTGCCCATCACCTGCGCGCCGGTGATGGTGTAGGCGTAGGCGGTGACGGCTGCAAGGCTTTCCTCGGCGCCGCCGTACACGTTGAAGCTGGTGAGCTTCACGTACACGGTCTGCCCGATCAGCCCCAGGTCAAGCGGGCCGCTCTTTGCCACACCCTGGTCAACCCGCACGAATTTGTCGCCGCCTGAGTGCGAGGCGCTGCTGGTGCCGTAGGCACCCCGCGTGAGGCCGCCCAGGTTGTAGGCCAGGGCAGCGGTGAGGCTGGCGGTGGTGAAGGCCAGAAACTCTTTTGTCGCGCCAGCGACGTAGCAGAGTGTGGACAGCTTGGCCGCGTCTGTGGCGCTGCCGCCGAGCAGCGTGCCGGCGGTGATCGCCACGCCCAGCGTGCCGGCCGCGTCGGCGGTGACCGTGCCGTAGCGCGAGGCGCCGTTGAGTGTGCCGACCTGCTTGTAGTTCGACCCGTCCAGGCTCACCCACAGGTGGGCACCGCCCCAGCCCGCGCCCGCACCGCTGGCCGCAACGTAGATTTCCAGCCCGTTGGCAGTCAGTACGCCCGGCGCCTCAAAAATGACCGGCGCACTCACGCTGCCAGGCGTCACGTTGTAGTCAGCGGCGAAGCCGCTGCCGGGCTGGCTCGGGTACAGGCTGGCGTGCGCAATGCCGGCGGGGAAGTCCTCTGCCTCAAAGTCGATATTGCCGTCGTCGTCGCCGACTTCCTTCACTTTTGTGAGGCGAACAGCGGTGAGGTTCAGGCCCTGCGACGGGTCGGTGAGGGTCACCAAGTCCATTGCCTCCAACTCCACGAAGTTGGCCGGCAGGCGGAAGGCGTAGGCGCAGCGCACGTACAGCGACCGCTGAAGCAGCAGTTGCGCCACCTGGCGCGCCACCGAGTAGCTGGTGATCCAGGGGGCTTCGAGAATGTCCTTGGAGCGAATGCCGCTGGCGTCGATGTCGGTCTGGTCTTTGGCCTCGGCGATTTCCGCGTTGTACTGATTCGCGCTGTTGTTGAACTTCACGCGAATATGGTTGTAGGCGTCGGCCCCGGCCTTGCGGGTCACCTTCAAGTCGTCCTGGCCGCCAACAATGTGGTCGTCGTTCAGGTCAAAGATTGGCGTCACGTTCGGCGTGAAAGTGCGGCCGTTGCCGGTCTGCGCCGTGTCGCCGAATGGAATCATCTTCAGTTTGCCGCTTGACCACACCGGAGCGGTGTTGGTGAGTTCGGCGAAGCGCGCCACAAGCTCAAGCGCCGTTACTTGGTCAATGATGACGGGCGACATGAGCAGGCCAGCCGACACACAGTAGTCCGACCAGGCTGAGTCGCCGCTCAGCCGATCCGGCGGGAACCCCGCGCCGCCCCGGGCGTTGGTGAGGATTTCGTACAGCACCAGGCTTGGATCGGGGTCGGGCTGCGTGGCGCTCACGGTGTAGGCCATCGGGCCCTGCACCTCGAAGGTGTGATTCTCCACCTGCGCGCCGGTGCCCAGGTCGTAGTCCTGCCCGGCCACGTAGGCAAAGCCCGAGTAGCCAATGGCCACCTGCGCCGGCACCTGCGCAGCCGCCAAGGCCGCCAGGGGGGCCCAGGAGGCCTGCCCGACGCCGCCAGGAACGAACGACAGCCCCAACCCCATCAAGGCGCCCTGCGCGTAGCCAGCGGGCACGTATTGGTAGGTGACCTGTACGGTGACGCCGCGCAGCGCGTCGCTCACGAATGTGAACACGCCGGCGGTGACGGAGTAGTCGCCACCCTGCGACAAGGTGACGTTCTGCAAGTAGCCGGGGCTTTCATTGTCGCCCGAGGCTGTAGCCGGCACGGTGTAGGTGTAGTCCACCGACACCGCCGCCTTGAAGTCGGCCGCGTGCGCGCAGGTGAACGCCATTGCGCCAGAGCCCGGAATGGCGTAGGCCTCGGTAACGGTGGTGATGGTGCCGGGGAGGATGCCGCCCGAGAACAGTTCTTTGCCGCGCCAAATTCGCGGAATGCCGGTAATGTTGCCGTGGCATAGGCCCATCATGACGCTGGCGCTGTAGCTGTAGCTGGTGCTCTGCGTCTTGGTGCCTCCGCCCTTGCCTCCGGCCTGGCTGGTGCTGGTGTGCGGGGTTGCCTTGAATCCGCCGTACCAGATGACGTTGCCCGGAATGCGGTTCACCCCGAACAACAGTGGAATCGGAATGCCGTAAACGCTGCTCTGAATGCGCAGGTCGTCGATCTTCTGATCGCTGGTGGAATTGCGCTTGCCGCTCATGCGAACAGGCTCCAATACTTGACGGGGCGCCCGGCCAGCGGGGCTTCGGTGAAGCGAGAGCGAATGACGCCCATGCCGATGTAGGCGTGGGCCAGCATGCCGGGCTCGATGAGGATGCCGCCATGCGAATAGCACCGGCCGAACTTGAACAGCGCCACGTCGCCGGGCCGGGCTTCCTCGTCAAGGGCCAAGCGCCGGGCGTACCTGTCAAGCCAGCCCATGTAGCGTTCTTCGCTGTTGTGCAGGTGCCAGTCGGTCGGGTAGAACCCGGTGTCCACCGGCGTCACCATGCCCGCCGCCTCGAACACGGCGCACAGAATCTGCGCACAGTCCACGCCAGCGCCTTTGATGCGAGCATGGTGGTGGTACGGCGTGCCAAGCCAGGTGAGGGCTTCAGCAACAACAGCTTCGCGGGTGGTCATGTTGGCTATCGTAACGGTAGCTGAGCCGGTCAAAGCACGGTTTCGGGGGCGGGCACGTAGGGCATGCCGCGAAAGCGCACCACGTTGGAGAACGACGCCTCGCAGGTGCCAACAGTTTTGTCGCAGCCCGGGTACGCATCGAAGGTGTCGCCAATGGCCACGGCGAACGGCAAGGGGTTCAGCGTCACTATTTGATGCACCAGGCCGCTCACTGTGACCGAGCTTTTCACCGTGCGCGACAGCCCGCTGTTGGCGCCGCTGGTGAATGTCACGGTGCCCATATCGAAGCGCGCCTCGGGGTTCACCGAGATTGCGCCCAGGTCGGCCTGAAAGCTGTTTTTGGCCGCGTTGGTGGCGCTGCTGGCAGACTTGCTGATCTTCAGCGAAGCCCGGCTGATGCCGCAGGCCGAGTCGTACAAGGTGTTCAGGCACGACGGCTGCCACACCTCGCGTGGCAGGCTCACGTTCAAAAGCTCCATGTCGCTGCTCAAGCGCAAGTCCGCGCCCATGCGCGTTACGCTCACCTCGGACACGCGGCCAGAGAACCACGGCAGCATGCCCGTTGGCGCTGCCGCCAGCGGGGCGTAGAACGCCCGCGACATCGCCACGCGGGCGTTGTCCATGCCGCCCCGGCTGATGAAGGCCATGAGCGCGACGCCGTTCACCGTTACCGCGCTGCCGGCGGCGATCTTCATGTCCACCGTGTCAACGTCAACGCCTATGGTGCTGGTGGTGGCACCGCGCTTCAAGCCGGGGCCCAGCACCCAGGTGGCGCCGTTGATGGTGACGGGCCGGTCGCCGGAAGTCCAACGCAGCACGGCGCCGCCCAACAGGGTGACGGTGTAAAGGTCGATGCTGGCGATGTTGGTGTTGGTGCGCAGCATGGCCGACAGCGCGCCGGGCGACACCTCCCACGATGGAACTCTCATGGCTTTTGCGTCCTGAATTCCACTGTTTTGGCTTCCCAAAGCTGCTTCATGAATTGCGTGAACTCGGTCGTGTCGTTCACGAAACCGCAGCGCCAGTAGTAAGTGCCCGTCCAAGTGAGCGCGGCCGAGGCGGCGGGGGCGGTCAGAAAGGTAACGACGCCGACAGCACTCACCGTGTAGTGCGTGCCAACAGTCTTGAGCACGCCGGCCACGTAGATGCTCGGCGCCGCGTTCAGGTCGTACACCGGCTCGGCAAAGCCGCCACGGGCGCGCACAAGCTGGAATGCGGTTGCGCTGTCGTTGCCTACACCGAACTGTTGCGCGGTGGCCGTGTTGTCGTCCGCGTCGTTGAACAAGAAGGTGTCGAACGAGCCGCCCATGAGGTTGAAGAACCCCATGATGGTTTGAAGCTCCACCAGGCTGCCGGTCTCGCGCAGCACCTCGTAGCTCAGCTTGTAGTGGTAGCGCGGCGACGTTTGATACCGCAAACGAAACTCGCGTCCCGACGTTGTTTCGGTGCGGCCGGTTTTCCACAGCGGCGAGCGCGTCGAACTCCAAGCCAGGCCCGGTAGGCTGGGGTACACCTGCTGGCTCATACGAACTTCCCGTTTCGCTGCGCCGAGCGAAGCGCCTTCACCAGCGCGTCACCGTTGTTGCGGAACAGCCGCTCCACGCTCTGCGCGTCAATCGCCTGCACATGGAGGGCCACCGCCCCGCCGCCCCCGCCCCCGCCCTCGGCCATCGCCCGCACGGCGTCGGCCTGCTTGGCGGGCAGCACCATTTCACGGGCGTGCAGTTGGGTAATGGGGTTCACGCCGGCCGGAATGTCGTAGCCGCCGCTGGCCGACGCAGCCACCAGGCCACCAATGACCATTGCATAAGTCTCGGCGTAGGCGGCAGCGGCCAGCGCGGGGCCCACATAGGGCACGCTCGCCACCGACGCGGCAGCAGCGCCAGCGGCAATGCCGGCCTCGGCGGGGATGACGCTGGCCGCTTCCGCCTTCTTGCTGACGATGGACGCCCCCGTGCTGAAGCCCATCAAGGCCGCCAGCGCCCTGAACATGCCGCTGCTGGCCATGAGTTTGGTTGACTCGCCGGCCAGGTAGGCGGCCACGGGCTTGGTCACCATCATTTGCACGTAGGTGGTGGCCATGCTCATCCACATGGCCTTCATCTTTGCGCCGAAGGTTTTGCTCCGGTCGAACATGGAATCCAGCCCGCTTTGAAACTGGCCCTGCATGGTTTTCTGGAAATCCATGATGGGCTTGTTCTTGGCGATGGCCGTGTCGTTCGCTAGCTTCACCTGCTTGCCCTGGTACTCCATTTCGAGCGTGAACAGTTCTTCGGCGATCCTGCGCCGCTCCGCCGCGTCAACGGTGAGCAGCGCCAGCCGGTCGGTGAGCGCCTGGCGCTCTGCGGCATACCGGGCGGCGGCCAGTTGAGCGTGCAACGCAAGTTCCTCCGTCTCGGTGATTTGGCCGAACTCCTTGAGCACGCGAATCTTTTCCTCCTGCCCGGCGATGTCGATGTCGGCCAACTTCTTGGCATAGGCCAAGTCTTGCTCCACCAGCTTTTTGTTGCGGTCGTCGAGGGCCTTGGCGAGTTCGCGCTCATTCACCACGGCCGCGTCGCGCCGCTTCATGCCAATGAGGGCAAGCTCACCTTCGATCTTCAGTTGCGCAGCCTTCAGGCCGTTCAGCTTGGCCACGTCGCCGGCCTCTACCTTGCGCTGCTGGGCCGCGTTTTGGGCGAGTTCGGCCTTCTTGCCGGCCGCCTCGGAGTCCAGGCCGGCGTTCTCGATTACCAGCTTTTGCGCGTAGAAGGCGCGGTCGCTGGAAAGCTCCTTGTCGTGCTGCTCGGCGTTCAGGCGGGTAGCCTCTGCCAGGGCCTGCTTTTGAAGCGCCAGGGCCGCATCCATGCCCGCCTTGGCGATGGCGCCGGTGTTGTCGTCCTTGGCCTTGATGACAGCGCGCTTGCCTGACGAGTCGGCGGGGCTGGTGGTGGGGGTGACCTTGCCCTTGGCCAGCGGGTCGTTCATGAGGGCCTTCTCAAGATCGGCAGAGCCCTTGGCCGCGATTTCGAGGATTCGCCTGCCGCTGTCGGCCACGATTTTCTCGCGCCGCTTGAACCCGTCTTCCCACGCCTTCGTGGCGCCGGCAAAGTCTTTCTCAACAATCACCTTTTCCACTATTTCGCCGAACGTGACGATCCAGTCAACAGTCTGCGCAATGGCGCTGCCCACAAGCTCAAAGCTAACTGCAAGGCCGGTACCGAAAATGACCACGGCTGCTTGCAGCACGCTCAACAGGTTGGCGAAGAACCGCATGCCCGTCATGCCGGCGGTGTTCACGCCAAACACGCCGTTGATGCTCTCGCCGATGGCCGAGAAGGCACCCTTCAGGGCCGACCACAGGGCCTTCACGCTTCCAACAATGGAGTCTTGCACCACAAGGTAGGTGCTCATGACGCCGCGCATGACGGTAACGGCCGCAGGGCCCTCGCTCTTGAAGAAGTCGGCCATGCTGGTGAGGCCAGGAATGAGAGCTTCGCCAATGGTGCGGGAAATGCCCTTCATGACCAAATCCATGCCCGCCTTGGACTCCTTGTATCGGTCGGAGGCAGCCACACTCTCTACGCCGACAACGAGGTTCAAATCGGAAGCGGCCTGCCGGGTTTCCTCCGTTTCGCCCTTGAACTCGTTGATGAACCGGGTGAGCGTGGTGTACTCGCGCCCGTAGATTTTGTTGGCCTCAATGTTGCGGTCTGTGCCCTCGCGGAACCCCATGAGCTTGGCGTTCACGTCCATCATGATGTCGCGGCTGTCGCGGAAGGCGCCGTTCGAGTCTTTCACCTTCACGCCCAGCGCGGCGAACTTCTCGCCACCCTGCGACAGGGCCATCGTCACTCGCTTGCCGGCAGAGGCCACGTTCTCGGCGTCAATGCCGGCCAGGCGCAGCGCAACGCCAAACGTGCTGGCTTCGGTGGTGCTGATGCCCAGCCCGCGCCCCATTGCAATGGCTGACCGGGTAATGTGGTCGGCGTCGGCAACGAACTGGCGCATGGCGGCGCCACCCGCCACGGCGGCCGTGATGGCGGCCAGGCCCCGGGTAACCATCGCAAACTGCCCTTGCAGGCCTTCGAGCGAGGCCTTCATTTGGCCCACCGAATTCTTCACCGCGTCGGCGGCCTGACGCGCCGCAGCAGTCGCGCCGGTGGCGTCACCACCGAACACTACATTCGCACCTTGCTCTGTCGTCATGGGGGGGGTCAGCCTCGGGTTACCGGGAACAGGTCGAGCAGGCTGTTGCCGTGCTCGTCAATGCCTGACTTGTTGGCCGCCTTCGCCTGGTGCTCATGCACGCCCATGTAGGACGCCACAAGCCAGTGCAACGGCGGGTTCTTGTCTTGAAACTTGGTGATGGCGGCCAGGCGGGGCAGCGTCATGTGGTCGTCTATGTACTCCCACGTCCACCCCGGAAAACAGGTGAGCAAGAAGGAGTACAGGTCGTCCCAATCTATCGGCTCCCCGCCCCCGCTTCCCCCGTGGCCACCAGCCCCGACTGGCCCATGATGGAGGCCACGCACATCGCCGAGTTGCGCAGATCGAGCAAGTCCAAAACCGCGTCCCGCGTCAACTCGGGGTAGTTGCGCGACAGCGCGGCGTGAACCACCACCGCCACGTCTTCCAGTTGGTCTTCGCCGGCCAGGCCACCGCCCAGCTTGTTGATGCTGGCCTTGTGCTCTTTGAGTTGCCGGAAGGACAGGGCCGGCACGACCCAATCCTTGCCGCCCATGTTGATGTTGTCGCCTTGGATCATGGGTTACTCCGAAGTGGCCAACGTCATGACGTTGCCCGAGCCGTTGTCGAAGGCCTGGAAGTCGAATTCCGGCACCGCGAAGTCCTCGTTCTTGAAGCCGATGCTCATCTTGGAACTCACGCACAGCGGGAAGTCCATCGTGATGATCTTGCCCAGGTAGGCCACAGTCATGGTGCAGCCGAAGGTGGGCGCGTAGCCCATCGGCAAGTTCTGCACCACGATGTTGCTGGACGACGAGTTGCTGGCGAAGGCGGCCAAGGTGTTGTACTGGAAGTGAATGAACACCGTGAGGCCCGTGTCGGCAGTCGAGAACACGTAGGCGCCGGTGGCAGGGTTCACGGTGTACTGGCCGGCAGCCGGCGCGCTCACAACGCGCTTCAGCGAGGTTCCCGTGGCGGCGTACTGGCAGCCCTTGTCCACGGCAAAGGTGTTGAAGGCGGGCAGCGCGGCCGTGCCGTTCACCGGCGGCGCTGCCATGTCGGTCATGGCAGCGGTGGTGAGGGTGATGGTGCCGGTGGCGCCCACGCCGGTGGCGCCGGTGAACACGTTTGCACCGTTCACGCCAACACCAGCAGCCGGCGCGGCGCTGTAGGCGCCCGATTGCTGCACCTGCAAGCCGGTGGCGTTGCCGGCGTTCACGGAGGTGACCACCATGATGGTCTTGGCGCCGCCAACCGCCGCCAAGGTGCCGGCGGAAGCGGTAATGGTGTCACCCACCACGTAGCCCGTGCCGCCCGCCATACTGGCACTGACGGTGCCCAGCGCGCCTGCGGTGGGCACGACCACGCCCACGGTGTCGGTGTAGAGGCCCACGATGCCGGGATTGATGGTCTGCCCGAAGAACAGCGCATTCCACACGGCGGCAGTAATGCGGGCTGGCTTCACCTTGATCTGCAACTTCACCTTGCCTCGGGCGGCGGCCAGCGCGAACTGGTTTTGGCCGTGCAGTTCCTTGATGTCGCCCGAGAAATCGACGCTACCTTCTTGCAGCGCCATGAGCGGGTAGGGGGTGGGATTCAGCACGCTCGCGCCAAGCGCGGTCTGAAGTTGGGTAACGGTCATGTTGCCGGCACCGAAAGCGTATTGGCTCATTGCATTTCCTATCGTTTTGGTAGTGGTGAAGGGCGAATTGAAGGGCGCGGCTACACCGCTTTGATGCTCACGGGAATGAGGGCGTAGCCCTGCTGTTGCAGCAGGCCCTCGTCGGTTTCAATGCGGCCTTCGATCCAGCAGTGCTGCACCAGGCCGCCAAGGGTTTGCTTGCCGGTCACCTGGCTTGGCGCCAGCGCGGCAAACACGGCATCGAGCAACGGGTTGAGGATGGAGGCCGGGGCGGTGTTTTTGTCGCCGCCGGTGTGAACGTAGACGAGCACGTCGCACGACATGGTGGACACGCTGGGCATGCCCGGCACGGTGGCCACGCTCTCGCCGCGCTGCACCAAAAACAGCGCGGGCTGGTTGGCCGAGTTCACGTCGGCGAAGTGCTTGAACTGTCGGCTGGCCGTGTTGAAGCCGGCGGCTGTTTTGAGCAGCGCGAACAGTGCGGCGTAAATTGGCTCGCGGGTCATGCCTTCACCCCCTGCCCGGCCGCCTTGTACTCGCCATTGGCCAGCACCGCGTCGGTCATGCGGCGCACGATGTCTGCCTTCATTTCGGCCAGCGTGGAGCGCAGGAACGAACGCTCTGGCAGCTTCACCTGGCGGGTGTGCGCAGCAACCACCGCAGGCTTGCCGCCGGTCTTGCTCTTGCGCAGGTGGGCCCGCACGCTCACGGCGCCCGTGAAGCCGTATTCATGGGCGCGGGCGTAACTCACGTTTGTGCCCACTTGCGCGGTCGCCGTGGTGGGCCCGTTGGTGAGCTTGAAGGTGATGCTGCGGCGCAGGCGGCCAGTGCGAACGTGCAGCACCTGATCGCTGAGCTTGTCGCCCTTCACCCGGGCCACCATTTCGACGGCCACGCGGGCAACCACCTGGCGCAACCTGTCCATCATGGCCGGGCCGAGCAGCGCGGTGTTGCGGATGAGGGCGTCACCACCCACGACGCGGCCGTGGATCATGTCGGCACCACCTTGCAGTAAGAGGCCAGCGAGCTTTTCACCGTGCTGGGCATGGGCGTGGTGATGAACGAAACCGTTTCGCCGGCAACGCTCTTGCTGGCGTTGCCGATGCGGTCTTTCTCGCGGTAGCGGAACGACACCCAATCGAGGCAGGCCTGGTCGATGTCGCTGGGCGGCGTAGCGAAGCCCGCGGTGTAGTTCAGCCACACATTGCGCCGGCCCATTGGCCAGCGGCCGCCCACGTAGGTGAAGCCGCGACTGTCGAAGCCCCAGCCAACAGCGCGAACACCGTCGATCGATTGAGGCAGCAGCACGCCGTTCACGTACACGCTCTGCACGGCCGCAATGGGGTAGCCGGCCGCCATGATGCGGTCGCCGCCGGTGCCGTCGCGCTTCTCGGCGAAGGAGGCCGTGAGGACGCTGCGGCCAAGGTAGTTCACGATGTCGGCGCTGGTGTTGGTAATGAGGCGCGCCAGCAGCGCGTCCTCGGCTGACGAGGTGAGGCCCAGCCAGTCCTTGACGGCAGCAAGTGTGGTGAAGTCGCCAGCGGCCACGGTCTAGGCGTCTTGCTTACTGCGCAGCGGCGGAGGCGGCGCGGTCGGCTTCGATAGCAGCCTCATGCTCGTCGGCGCGGCTGGCTTCGGCTTCGGCGGTGTGGGCTTCTGCGGCGGTGGCGGCAGCTTCGGCAGCGGCAGCGGCAGCGGCGCGGGCGGCGTTTGACGGCCGGCCTCCCTTGTTCTTGGTGGTCGCGGCGAACGCGGCGACTTCGGCTTCGACTTCGGCTTCGACTTCGGCTTCGGCCGGGGCGATGGCGAAGCCGTGCGCGGCCAGAGTGGGCGCGGCGTGGGCGGGCACGTCGAGGAAGCCGTCTACCACCTGGAAGGTTTCGCCTTCAAAGGAAACGCAGGTGGAGCCGGCGGGGGCAGTGAGTCGCATGAGGAAAGTCCGGTGAGGTGTTTGGCGGGCGCCGCCTGAAGTGCGGACGGCGCCCGGGGTGCTACAGGCTACCACATTGGTAGCGGTAAAGATCAGCCGTTGGCGATGTTGGTGATCGTGGCCACAGCGAAGGGGCAGTACACGGCGAGAACTTGCTCGCTGTAGACGCCGCTTTCGTACTGGCGCGACCGAACCGGCCAGTCAATTTGGTAGTAGTCCTGGCGGGTTATCACTTCCGCCACGTTCTGCACCTCGTTGTTCTGGTAGTAGATCGGCAATTCTTCGCAGTACGCCATGATCGTGCCCGGGGGCAGCTTCGGGTGAATGCGAACCGGGATGATCTGCCCGCCACCCGGCATGAACGGGTTGAAGTAGTTGTTCACCACGCCGCCGGCCGTCACGCCGTAAGGACTCTTGCCGTCGGTGTTCACGCGCAGCAGCGAGCCCGAGCCAGACGCGGCCATGATCTTGGTCGTGATGTTCTTGATTTCCTGCGAGTTGCAGTAGATGACCGTGGCGCCGAGTTGGTACGAATCCCACATGGATTGCAGCAGCGCGTCGATTTCCACCACCGAGCCTCGGCCCGACGAGGTAAGCGGCGTGCCCACACCGACCGTGCCAATCGGCATCACCGTGTTGATGGCGCCAGACGCCGACTTGAAAGCCGTATAGAGCAGGCCGTCGCTGCCGGTGGTGTTGGTGGTGTTGTCAGCCGTGATGGCCGAGGCGTTTTGCGTGCCCACGCCAATGGCGGAAATGCTCACGCTGTTGATGGTGGTGATCGCCACCAGCAGCTCCGCGCCAGAGGCGCCGAAGTACCAGGCATAGGCCACAGCGCCGCTCACCGAAGCAACCGTCGCGGTAATGGCCTGACCGGCGGCCGGGGTAATGGTGGCCACGGGCGACTTGGTGGACGATCCGCCCTTCACGGTGAAGGCGGTGCTGCCGTCAGCCGGGGTCACCGACTTGGTGGTGGCCACGCCGACGGCGCTCACTGCGGAGTTGAAGTAGCCCTCCAACGTGAGCGACACGCAGTAGACGTTGTAGGCAGTAGCGGCCAGCGCGGTCGTGCCGGCAACAGCGGCCAGGGTGGGGGTGGCGGGGGCGGCAACAGTGACCGATACGTTGCCGGCAATGATGCTCATTTCTTCCTTGAGCATCATTTTCTGCAACAGGCGAATGGCCATCGTGGCGCGCACGTCTTCAAACGAGCGGCCGGCGTTCACCGCCTCGAAGGTCACGTTGTCTTCTTCGCCAATGGTGGCGTAGCTGGCAGCCTTCGCCGCAGTGGTGTAGGACATCACGCCAGCGCGCTTGCCTTCAGGCACCCAGCCGGTGCTGTCGAAGCCCGAGCCGATGATGCTGGAAACCACGCGCCAGTTGGTCGCCAGGCCGACACCACCACCCACGCGAGGGATGGAGTTGCGCAGCGGCGTGAACACCGGGTACAGGTTCTTGGCGGGGCCTTGCAAGTCGAAGGCAACGAGGTTGGTTGCTTGCGTGATCGACTTGGAAATGTCGTTGTCGGGCTCGGCCAGCGCGCCCTTCATGAGAGCGAGCGTTTCGGCAGTGGTTTGTGCATTCATGGGGTTCTCCAAAAGGTCAGGGGAGGCAGAAAACGGGGGGGGCGTGACGTAGTGAGGTGTTCGGACCGGCTGTTGCGCTGTGCGCTCAGCGCCGGGGTTGGGTTGCAGGGTTAGAAGGGGCGTCCCATGCGAATGGCGTTGCCGCCGTCTGCGTGGAGCTTTCGGATTTGTGCGAGTGCGGTTCCTTCATGGTCAACAGTGCCGTCAGCCTTCAACAGCGGCTTGCCCTCGGCAACAGTGGCGGCGTCGGCTGCGGCCTGCACGGCATCAAGGCCCAGGTCGTCACCCTTCTGGATCACCAGCAGGCGGCCTCGCGGCTGCGCGGGCAGCTTGTCGAAGCGGGCCTTGAGTTCGGTGAACTGCTTGGCGATGTCGGCCACGCTGCCTTCGAGGCCGGCCACCTTGCCGATGGCGGCGTCACGCTCGGCGGTGAGCGCGGCCAGGTCGGCGGTGACGCGCTTGGCGATGTCGCCACCGGCGGCGGCGTAGTACATGGTCGATCCGCCGCTCACGTGCCGATTGCTGTCGGGGCTGTCGGGGTTCACGTTGGCTGACATTTCGGCCACTTCCTCAGTGACCATCGCCACCAGCGTGCGCCCACCCTGCACCAGCAAGTCGTGCAGCATGGAAGGCACCACCGAGTTGTCCTTCTCGCGGGCGGCTTCTTCGTTCTGGTTCTGCACCAGCGATCCAAGCTGCTTCAACAGCATGGCAAGCTGCGCCGACGTGCCCATGCCCTTGGCAATGGCGACCGATTCGGTAGTCGAAATGGCCGCGACTTCAAAATTCGAGGCCAGGGCGGCCGCGCCTTCTGCCTTGGCTACCCCGGGGGTAGCGGCAGCAGGCGCAGGAACGGGCGCAGGGGCGGCCGTGGGCTCGGCCGTGGGGGCCGGCGTGGGGGCCAGGCCGGCGGCGTGCTCGCCCTTGGCAAAGGCCAGCAGCGCCACCGGGTCGGCGGTGCCCTTGTCCAGCAGTTCGGCCAGGGCCAGCACGGCTTCGCGCTGCGCGGCCTTGAGGATGGCGTCGGCATCAAGCTCGATGCCGTCGCCCTTCCACAGGCTGATGACGCATTCCGGGTTGGCGGGGCGGTCAACCAGCGAGATTTCGCTCAGCTTCATGCCGCTGATGACGCCATCGACCTTGGCCGTGGACTTGCCGCCGATGGAGAAGCCCTTGTAGACGCCGGACTTCACCTTTTTCCAGGCCGCGTCATCAACGATGTGGGCTTCGATCATCATGCCCGTGTCGTCCACGCTCACCGACTTGGCGATGCCGACAGCCGAGGGCTGGTGCATTTCGCGGATGTTGGCGAACTTCATGTAGTCGTCCACCGCGTCCACCATCGCCGACTTGGTAACGCGCTCGCCCTGACTGTCCAGCGACAGCGTGCTGGCGTAGCCGTACACCAGGCGCTTTTCGTCGTCCACCTTGTTGATGTCAACGAAGAAGGAGGCGTGAGCAAGGCCCACGCCAAGGGTGGCGGCAAGGGTGGCGGCGGCAGCGGCTTTGGTCATGTGAATTCCGGGTTCGTTGGTCGTTGGTCAGTTGATGACCGGGAGCACTTCCTTGAGGGCGTAGCGGCTCTCGCCGTCCGACGTGTCCACCTGGCAGGTGAGTTCGTAGTGAACCCCCGACAGGCCGCCCTGCACCTTTTGCAGCACCTTGGCGCCCGACACCTGCGGCATGCCCGACAGGATCGCGGCGGGTGCGGCGTCTACACCAATGGACGCGGCAACAGTCAACAGCGCGTTTGTGACCCCGCCCGTCAGCGCGGAGAAGTCAAACGTGAGGGTGACGATTTCGACCGGGGCTTTGGGCGAGAACATGGCTGTTTTCGGAGGGTCTACGATTTGGTGGCGGAAGTGTACTCCCGAACCTTTGCGGTAGCGGTTCCTCGTCGCGGTAGCGATGTTGCCGTCAACAGTCGTTCGCCAGGGGCCACGGCAACGCGCTTGCCCTGCACCAAGTTCGGCGGGTAGGCGGCCAGGTCTGCGGCGGCCATCGCCTCGGCGACAGAGCCGGCGTGCACAACGGGCATTCGCGGCGGCCAGTAGCGGCGGACGTTGGTCGGCGCGAACAGTTGCCACGGGTTCGCCACCAAGCGGCGCATTTGCAAGAAGGTAGGCACCTTGTCGCGCCACAGCGCCACGGCCAGCGTGACGTGGTTGATGGAGTTTTCGGTGAGCGTGCCGATGCCACCGCCAAACATGGGGAGCATGTAGAGCGGATCTCCGGTGCCGACGTCTATGGCGTCCAGGCCGTAGCTGTAGGTGGTGAAGCTGCTGGGCTCGGCGCCATTCAAGAACAGCGTGCAAAACAGGCTCACACCATCGCCAAGGCCGGCGTACACATTGAGCGCGCCAAGCCTGCGGGTGCCGGGGTAGAAGCCGGACAAACCAGAGACTCCCGCAGTAATGGAGGCTTTGGTTTGTCCGTTCGTGTATTCCTGCACCAACTCGCCACCGTCATCCAAACACAAGGCCGATTCGATGTAGGTGCTTGCATTTGGCCTACGCCATGAGGCCATGAGCCAGGCGTAGGACGAGGCGCCAGCCATGCCAGGGCCAATGCGCGGGTAGGTCAGTTTTTGGGTGCCGTTTGACTTTGGCGAGTACCCGGGGCCGTAGGGCGAGGCCACCGAGTTGTTAAGCGCCGAAGCCGGCGGCCGCACCCCGGTAATGAGGCCCACAGAGTCTTTCGGCGCCCACAGTTCAAGCGGCATTGGCCAGGCGCCGCCACGGTTCGGCAGCGCCAGGCCCACCGGCGGGGTGGTGCGCTGGGCGAGGCTGCGAATCGTCACTAGGTTACCGTGGCGCTGATTTCAGAAGTGAAGATTGCGGCTGCGCCAAACCCTGTGCCGCAGTCGTTCTTCACCACGATCCTGAACTTGGCTGGCACGAAGCCCAGGGTGAGCATGACCGGGAAGAATCCGATGTGCGTGACGTTGGCGGTGTTCATGGGCACAGCGCCCAGCGCCCGAAGGTCGGTCTCGTCGGTGACCGTGGTGCCGCTGGTGGGGCCGCTGCGGTAGTTGGTGCCGTCCAGGCTTTCCTGAATGAACACCATCGCTTGCCGGTTGCCCGTGGGCGAGCCGGACGTGTAAACCTGCACCTCCACAATCACCTCGGTGGGCTGGTTCACTGTGCAGTCATAGGCTGCGCTCACCGCGTAGGTGGCGGCCGCCAGGGTGGACAGGCCGGTAGCGGCGAGCGCCGTTCTGGCGCCAACGGGTTGCTTGATGACGCTCATGGCGCGGCTCCGATCACGTCGAGCACGCCAACAGTCGGCAAGCCGAGTTCCCGTGCGCGGCTCATGGGTTGAATGGCCAGCGCCTTGAGCGCGTCGGCCTCGGCGGTGGAAATGAGGCCGCCCGCCGCAAGCTGGTCAATGAGCGAGCGCGTGCCGGGGTAGCCCACGTCAATGCCGCTGGTGGCGCTTCCGCCCTCCTGCTTGAGGAACAGCATGGCCCAGCGCACCGCAGGCACGTAGGCCGCCGCAGCTTCGAGCTTGTCCAGCAAGTCAGCGCCGGCCGCGCCCATTTCGGCCAACACAGTGCGCGCCGTGAGAAAGCGAGACTGCACCCCGCTGCGCGCTGGGGCGTTCAACAGTTCGGCCACCAAGCCAGGGTTGGCGGGCGGTAGCAGCAGTGCCGCGTAGCCCAGGCCCAGCGGGTCGGTGGCAAGTTCGTCGCGCAAAACAGTCATGCAATGCTCTCCTTCGATTCGGGCTCGGCCTACACCGACAGTTGATACGTAACGGTGAGCGAGTCGCCGGCATTGACGCCCTTGTCGCCGTCAGGGAACAGGCCCGAGCTAAACAGCACGCCTGCGGTGCCGCCCTTGGCGGCTTGCGTGGCCAGGAATGCGCCCTTCACCGTGCCGGCGCTGGTGAAGGTGAAGAGCACGGCTCCGGTCATGGTCTTGACGCCACCCGACGCGCCAGCCCAGGCGGCAGCCGCCCGCGTGGTCTGCGAGTACGCCGGATCGTTTGCGCCTCCCGCCTCCCGCCAGCCGTTCGTGCCGGCAAGCTGCGCGGCCGTGTCGCCCGCAGCGATGGCCACAAAGCCGATGCCGCTCACCAGGCCCAGGTAGAAGGCGCCCGTGTAGGCCACGCCGGCCAGGTACTTGTCGAGCATGTCGTTCTTGCCTTGGGCGACCACGGCATTGGTGAAAATGCTGCTCCACTTCAGGCGCCCTTGAGCGTCGCGGCATTCGGCTGCGTACACCCCGCGCACGCGCAGGGCTTCGGCCGGGCCGTTGTTGCTGGTCATGCTGTTTCCTATCTTTTTGGTAGCCGTACAGGGCGCAGCAGTGCCACCCGGCGGAGCTTCAGACGATGGCGCCGGTGTTCAACAGTCGCCATTTCTTGCCGTCCCACAGAATGTTCTTGCCGAGCGTCAAGTCGTGAAACTGCTTGCCCTTGTCGGCCAGGGAATACACCGGGCGCGCCGCGGATGCGCCGACGCCGCCAGTGGCCGCAATGTGCCAGCCGTTCGTTTGCATGACCAAGGCGTCGAAGTCGGGCACGTCAATGGTGCCGTCAACCGGGCAGGTGTAGGTTCGGCCGTTCACCGCGATGGTGCGGTTGTCGGTGGCGGGGGGAATCATTCGGAGCGAGGGCATGGCGGTTCCTTTCGATGCGGGGGCGGTGGATCGGTTTGGGTATCGTTTTGGTAGTTTACTGGATCGCGCTGATGGAGCAGTTATGCGCCGCTGTTCATTCGGCCACGACGAATCCGTCTTTGTTTACCCTGTAGCCCTTGGCTGGCTTGTGACCCGCCACCAGCTTGCCGTGGCATTGTGTGCCGTCGCTGAAGGTGATGCTGGCCACGCTGTCGAGGTCGCCGGTGAAGTGCCGCTCGAACAGTGCGTCGGTCATGGTGCGGTCGTAGGCGCCAGGCCGGTCACCGGCAAACTCGGCGGCGGGGTCGCCCGGCACGACGCCGTGGCTGGCCACCACCAGGCTCTTGTGGGCGTCACCATGCACCTTGCTGATGTCGCCGGGGGCAACTGACTTGCGGGCCTTGGGGGCCTTGGGGGTTGGCAACTTGTTGTCTCCATGCGCTGAACCGACGTACACGCCAATGAATTCAGTTCGGCGGGTGCCGTCGTAGAGCTTCACAGACTTGCCGCTCACGATGTTGATTTTCGCACCCCGAGCAATGGTGAGTTCCTTCTCTTGGTCGAAGGCCTTGGTGAAGCCGTTTGGAAACATCGCCTCGCTATTCTTTGGCATGACGATGTGCAGCAGCGTTTTCATGCTGCCGCTGCCGCTGCTGGAAAAGTTTTCGCCCACCGAACGACGCGACGACGTGCAAACGAATCTGTCCTCGAAGTGCGGCAGCATGACCGAGCTTCCGGCCTTGAGGCCGCTCAGGATGGCGTCATGCACGTCTGTTGGCAGCGTCATGCCCCGGAACACCACCACGGGCGATGCCATGACGACGGCTGACTTCTGGAACGCCAAGTCAAGGGCAGGAATTTCGCTTGCCTTTACCGAGTAGGTGGCGCCCTGGTGATTTGCGAATGCCGCCACCGTCGTGTTCAGAAGCTCTTGCGGGGTCATGCCCAGCTTGGCGTGAATGTCCGCTGCGCCGTACTCAAAGTCGCTCAGCAGTTCGCTCAAGCTGTTCTGCTCGGCCGCCTCATTCATTTCGTCGTCTGTAAACGTGTCGGCCTTCTTCACCAGTTTGAGGTGGGCCACGGCCTCGTCGCCCAGCGCGTGCATCCATTTGCCCTTGTCTTGCACCCCGCCCTGCCCGTGCCACATGCCCTGCACCGGCTTGCCGTCCGCGCCGCCTTCGCTGCTCCACATGCCGCCAGGGCCGCGTGGCTGGTCGGGGTTGTAGGCCTTGAGGATGGCCTCGAAGGCGGCGAGTGCGCGCTCCAACTTCTCGGTGGCGGCTTCCTCTGCGGCGCCTTCATCGAAGCTCAGCACGGGCAGCAAATCGCACCGACAGTTCGGGTGAAACGGGGGGCCATCAATGAATTCACCATCGGCCTCGAACTGCTCGTTCATGCCGATGGTGACGCCATCGAGCGCGTCGCACAGGTCGCAGCAGCCCTCGCCGGTGATCCACTGCTTCTCGCTCACCACGCCGCTGGCCTCATAGGCGGCCAGGTTGCCCTGCACGTCGGCGTAGGCGGTTTCGGTGCGGGCGATAACCTCGGCCCGTTCGGCGCTGAAGCCGTAGCTGTCTTCGAGTTCGCTGGCCAGCCGGTCGTTGCTCCAACCCTCCTTCATGGCGTCGGCGATGTCGCTGCGCAGCATTTCGCGGGTGCTCTCGCTGATGCGGGCCACAAGCTCGGCAGCGCGCTCGGCCGCGTGCTGCACAGCGCCCTCGTTCACCAGCGCCAGCATGTCGGTGGTGGCCATGCCCACCTGCGTGAGCGCCACATGGCCGGCGTCGGCCAGCACCTGCGACAGCACGGCAGCCACCTCGGGGGTCATGCTCTCGAAGGGCGCCAGGTCGAGCCCGGCCAGGATGGCGTCAATGAGTTCCTTGTCGGCCCCGGCCTTCTCCATAACCTCTGCGCGGTACACCTGATCGAGCAACCAGGCGTCGGCGTGCGGGCCGCCGTGCTGTTTACCCACCGGCTCATTCATGAACGCCACGATGGAGTCGCGGCGCGCCAGCAGTTCCTTGCCCACGTTCTTGTGCGACGCGGTGAGCCCAGCAACAGCGGCCAGCAGTTTTGCCTCCGGCAGCTTGGCCAGCTTGTCTGCGGCCTTCACGAACGCGCCACGGTGCGACGCCATGAGCGGGGCAAAGGCCTTGCCGCTGGCGAAGGATTTGTCGAGCATGGCCTTCAGGTCGGGCGTGGCGTCGCCGCCGAAGGGCTTGGGCCCGCCCTGCGCTCGAAACATGAAGCTGCCGCCCGTGTCCATGATGGCCAGGTTGCCGGCCTTGTCCATGCCCATGTTGTCGAACACCAGGCCCACCACGTCCCAATTCTTCGTGAGCGCGCTCGCCACGTAGGCGTTGGCCGCCTGCTGCACCTGCTTGTCGGTCAGGTTCTGCCAGCCCTTGCCGCCAAGCGGGGTCACGTCTTTCCACTCCGAAGCGGACGACGCCTTGCCGTTCACGGTTTCGTGCGTGTGGCCCATTGCCTGCACGCCCATGAGTTCGTAGAGCTGGTCGGCCGCCACCTCGGCGTGCACCTGGTCGGCGTTGTCGGGATGCTTCACGTAATGCTTGGTGCCGGCCGGGCTGGTGTAGACCCCGCCGCTGTTGCTGCCAAGCTGGCCGCCAACCTTTGTCCACTTGCCGCCCTCGTCGCGCTCCTGATTTTCGTCGTATGCCTTGCCCATGACCACGGGCCGGGGCGTGGCGCCGTAGGCCTGCACAGCGGCCGCAATGATGGCGGCCTTGATGGCGGTCAGGTGCTTGGTGACCTTCCGGGTGAGCACGCGGCGCAGCGCGCCTATTGCCGGGCGATTGCGGTCAATAGGAGAAGCGCCTTTTTTTGACGCCTTCCTGATCGCGTCCTGCGCAGCGGCAACAGTCGATTCAGATTTCGCAACAGCGGCAGCGGCAGCGGCAGCGTCAACAGCGGGCGGCTTCTCCCCGGGATTGGGCTTCTCCACGGGCCTGGGCGGCGGATCACCGGGATCGTCGGCCTCACCGGGGGCCACGGGCTCTGGCGGTGGCGCGGTGGCGGCCTTGTTGTTGGCTTCGAGCAGCAGGGCGTAATCCACCGGGCCGTTGGCAGTGAAGAACACCGGGCGGTCGCCACCCTCCACGGGGTCGGCGCCGTCGTCAGCGCGGCACTCGTTCATGGTTTTGCGCCCGCTCCTGAGCTTGGCGTCGTTGATGGCGTTTTGCTCGGCCGGGTCGATGGTTTTGCCCTCGTTCCACTTGACGTGCAAGTCGGTATAGCCGAAGAACCTCCACACCATGATGTCGAGAATGCCCTTCATCCACAGCATGACCGGCTGCAAGCCCTCCATGATGGCGGCATCCTGCGCGCTCTCTGCGGTGGCGCGGTTCACGCTGGCCACGAACGGCGTGGGGCTCACGCTGAAGGCGTAGCACACGATGCGGGCCAGCCACTCATCGAAGCCGTCCTTCAAAGCGCCGTCCTTGGTGTTGATGGGCGCGACGCCGTGGGGAATGAACAGGCCCTTGCGGCGCCCGGCGGTGTTGCCCGCCAACATGCTCATCCACCAATCGTTAAAGTCGCGCACCTGATCCATGTTCCAGTCTTGCGGGCACGACATCAACAGGTCGGGGGTGCTGCCCTCGGTGTAGAACTGCATTTGGTGCAGCGAGCGGCGAATGGCAGTGTTCACCGTCATGATGATCTGCTCCACCGGGCTGAAGCCGTACACCTTGTTGCTGCGCCTGTTGCGCATGGCGTACAGCAGTTCTTCGCTGGTGTAGTTACTCGCCGGCACGCCCTTGAGCACTTGCTGATAGGCCGGGTCGGGCGGTTGCGGGGTGCGGCCCTGCTCGTTGATGACGCGCTTGATAGTGGACGCATCCATGATGTCGAGGCGGTGCAGGCTGCCGTCGTTGGCCCGCCACGGGTACACCGCCACCGCGTCGAGCACGAACATATCTTCGAGAATCATGCGCTGCCAGGCGGCGTAGTCGTTCTCGCCATCGGGCAGGCGGAAGAAGGCCTCCACCTCCTTGCAGCGGGCGTCGGACTTGCCGTGCTCGTCAACCGGCACCACCGAGAAGGTTTGCATGGCCATTTGGTCTTTGCGCGTTTCGATCACCAGGCGCAGCACGTCACAGGCGTCTGCCAGCGAGCGCATTTGCGCGAAGGTGACGGGCTCGTCGGCACGCGGCTTGTTGCGCAGGTTGAAGCCGGCAGCGAAGTCGAGTTGTCGGCCTCGCACGCTGGGCTGCATGGCCTCGGGCACCATCGGCGTGAGCGGCAACAGTGGGCCGAACCAGCCCTGCCCGGGCTTGCCGAAGCTGTAGTTCGCCCCGACCGCAACGCGCTTGAGCGTGTCGCTGTCGATGGGGGTTTTGGTGCCTTCGCCTGCCATGTGGATTCCTCGGCCTCTCGGCCTACTGTTGCGGTTGTCGGTTCAATGCGTCGAGGTCAGCGCGTGTCCACGGCTTCGACGGCGCGGGGGTGTTGCTGGGCGCGGGGGCCGGCAGAGCGGCGACAGCGGCGACACCGACCTGTGCGCCAGCCCTCGCCGCGTCCTTGGCCAACTCGGCCTTCATGTACTGCACCAGGCCGCTGTTGCTGCCGTGGCGAATCATGGGTTGCAGGGCGTAGCGCACGGCATCCCAAATATGGTTGTGCGCGTCGATCAGCACCGGCAGCACCTGCTTGCTCAGCCGGTCTACCTTGTAGGCCCAAAGGCGCGCCTCCTGGGTCGCGTGGACGCAGCGCGGGTGAATGGTAATGTCCACGTAGCCGCGAAGGTGCGCAACGCCGTCTTCGACGCTGCCAGGCCACTTGAGCACGCCGCGCAGGCTGCCGTAGCCGTGGCGCTGCATGTAGCTGATGGTTTCGGGCCGGGCGCTGTCGGCCAGCGTTACCGCCTCGCGGGCGCCGGGCACCTGATCGAACATTTCCGGCGTCTTGTCGATGTCTACGCCGATGCCGTAGGCCTCGTATTCGATGAACAGCCGGCCGCTGTTGATCCAGCACTTCACCAGCGTTGTTGGATCTTGCGCGAAGCCCCAATCGGCGCCGAAGTACGGGCCGAACCACTCGCCCGTGCCCTCGGCGTGCGGCTCGAAGGCCTCCTGCTTCACCTTGCCCTTGAGCACCTGGGCGTCCGACAGGTTTCGACAATAGCCCTCCCACACATGCAGGTAGGCGTCCCAATCAACCCGGGCGAGGTAGTCCTTTTCCTTGCGGAGTTCTTCGGGGAACCACTTGTTGTCGCGCCAGTTGATTTGCACCACCACCGCGCCGTCTGGTGGGTTGACCACAAAACGCTTGTAGGTGGGGTCGTCCTCGCTGGCGGGGTTGAAGCTCACCCAAATTTCGCTGCCAGGCTTGCGAATGGTGGGGATCAAAACCTCCCACGACTCGCTGGAAACCTTCTCGGCTTCCTCCACCCAAACGATGTCGATGCCCTCCATCGACTTGATCTTGGTGACGTTGTTGCGGATGCCGGCGAACAGAAACTCGCTGCGGCCCTCGCGAAGGTTGCACTTGATGCTGTTTTGCGTGATCGTGAAGAACGGGGCCAGGCCCATGTTCCAAATCTGGTCGGACAACAGCTTGTGAACCGAATCGCCAATGGAGTTTTGAAACTCCCGGGCGCACAGAATGCGGGTGTCTTGCGAGTAGGCGCGCAGGATGAGGGCGCGGGCGAAGTTCCACGACTTCGCGCCGCCACGCCCGCCGTGGGCCACCTTGTAGCGCGCCGGGCGAAACAGGAATGCCAGCTTGCGGGGGAACTGCACCGGCTGTGCGTCACGCTCAGCCCGGCTGGCCTTCATGGCCTTGTCAACAGCGGTGCGCGGAATGGCACGCGCCGCCTTGGTTTTCACCTTGGCGGCGGTCTTTGCCCCCGCTGCGGCCTTCGACCTGTTGCGCGCCGGCTTGGGGGCCGGCAGCGGCAGCAGGGCGTCAGCCGCCGGATTCGTCTGAAGAATCCGGGTCAACGAATTGCACCAGCAGCAGCGGCGGAGCACCGGCGGGAATGAGCGGCGCACCGTCAGCCCCGGTCAACTCCTTGCGCTCCACCCAGCCGCCCTTGGTGCGCAGCGCGAACATGGCGGCCGCGACGTTGCCGCCCAGCGCAGCCTGGTACACGCTGGCCGCGATGTTGCCCATGAGGTCTGAGGTGGAGTGCTCAAGCTCATAGTGAAAATGCTTGCGCAGCGTGGGCTCGCTGATTTTCAGCTTGGCGGCCAACAGCTCGTGGGTGTCGCCGGCCAGGCGCTGCCGCTGCACGTAGGCGCGGGTTTCGTCGGTGGCCTCGTACTCGGGCTGTCCTGCCTTGGGGCGAACAGCGGCGCCGGTGTTGCGCTTCTTCTTTGCGCCGGCTTTTTTGGGCCGCGCCTTCGCCTTCATGGCGGCAGGCTTGGAGGTGGTCATGAGGGAGCGCTCGCTGAAAGGGGTAAAGAATTGAAGTCTACTACCCTTCCGGTAGCCTACGACAGCGAGCACTCGGTTTTGGGTAGCGGGGCATCACACCCCGCCCCCGTGGGCCGCGTCGATCAGCCGGTGTAGGCCGCCGAATCGCTGGCCGTGGCTGCCTTGTGGGCCTGCGCAGCCGTCGCGCCACCCGCCAGCGCACCCTTCGCGCTGGCGATGTAGGCCTGGCTGCGGCCGGACCCCTTGAAGCTGAAGCCGCCCTTCGCGCCTGCGGCCTTCACGTCCTTGGTGGTCATATTCTTGCTGCCGGCGATCTTGATCGTCTTGCCGCCCTTGGCGGCGGGTTTGGCGGCTGCGGCGGCCTTTTGGGTCGCCGACTTCTTGGGTGCGAATTTGCTTGCCATGTTGCTTCTCCTGGGGGTCATTGCGATGGGTGTGCGGCACCGTCAGCCCAGCGCAGGCAAAAGAAAAGCCGCGCCGGGTTTCGCCGGGCGGCTGTTCAACTGCACACACAAGGATTGTCAGGGCCAAAGAGCAAGCCTCGATTCGATTCCGACCCAACAATCACCGGGGTGATCTGCGCGGAATGAATCTCAGCCTGCCTGAACTGTGCCCTACTTGGTGCGCGGCGTCAACTACCTTGCGGGTAGCTGTCTAGCCCCCAACAGTGAGCCAAATTTGTCGCGCAAGCGGACTTGCTGCGCAGCCGCTTCACTTCACGTCACGTAGCGCGGCCGGGCATTTGTAGCCGGCCCAATTCGGGCGCCAGCCCGGCAGAGGGCAGATTAGACCGACCGGACTACGAAGATCGTTCGGTCTATATCACGTTGGGCGGCTCGTGGAGGGCCAGCTCTGTCCGCGCCTTCCACAGCGACTCCAGCACCGACAGCAGTGTTTCAGCGCAGTGCTCTGGCTCGTCCTGCAACATCGGGTACGGCTTGCCGGCTGCCAAGCGTTCCGCCATCAGGTGCAAATGCCGAGATGCGCTGCAGGTGTTCTCAGGGAAATTGCGTGCCCGGTTCACTCGCTTGCGGATGTTCGCCAGCATCCGCTTGTCGTGTTCATTCATGTGTTGTCCTTCGCCTCGTTCACCAGCCGCTCAACCCGCCAACCAACCGGAATTGCCCCGGCAGCACCGCACGCTTGGTTATTCGGTAAGCGGGCAATCCGGTTATTGGCCACGTTAGGTTTCACAACAGCCCCGCCTGCACAGGCTGGGGCGCTTCCTCGGGCGGCAGTAGCGTGCCCTGAGCCTGGGCGCGGCTGATGCGTTCGCAGGCGATGTCGAAGTAGCGGCGTTCGCGCTCGATGCCGGTGAAGGCTTTGCCAAGCTGGGCGCACGCTACGCCGGTTGTCCCGCTGCCCATGAACGGATCAAGCACGGTCGTAGCGTCGGCGTGCATTGCCAAGCACCACGCCATCAGGGCCGTCGGCTTCTGCGTTGGGTGTTGCTTGCCTTCGCCGCTGTTCTGGTACGCATCGATCCGAGACATCCTGAAGACGCGCGTGGCGCCGTTCTTGCTTGTCCAAGCCAGTTCAAAATCACCGCTGCTGAATTTCTGGCACTTGTCCCAAGACAACCACCGCGACCGCTGCGGCAGTTCATACAGTTGCCCGCCCCAAACAATGGCGTCGTCGGCCTTGTCCACGGCCATCAGCAGGCCATCGCCGCATAGTTTGTCCCAAGCCGGCGCAGCCCCCCACATGGCAGCGCGCCCGTTCTTGCCGGAAAAGTCACCATGCCATGCGTCGCCAATCTCATACGGCGGGTCCGTCAACAGCAAGTCAAACTTTGGCAGCAGCGGCAGCACCTCGCGGCAGTCGCCGTGCCAAAGTTCCGCGTTGCCTATCGTCACTTTCTCTGCCATCTTCGCCTTTCAGTTGTTCGCCACCAGTGAAACCTAACTTCCGCTCAACCGGACGGCTTCGCCGCCGGTTAGCTTTACGTTGGGCCGCAGGCACAGTTGCAGCCTGCGCGCAAATTCAGCCTCGCACTCCCGTTGCGCTTCGTCCAGCGTGTCCCACGTGCCTGCCCACTCGTTCCACGGCGTTTCGTCAGCCGTGTAGAGGGGGTAGGCTTTCCAGCCTTTCCACGACAACAGAAACCGCCCGAAAGGCGTGTCGGCAATGCAGTGGTCATAGCGACAAGCGTTGTCACGCTTGCGTGCGGCCGTCCACTCAAGCGGCCTAACCCCGCGCTCAAGCGGAGCACCAACGGCATGGGTAGTTTCGTTCGTCATTCCTGCTCCTGTGCGGGCCGCTGGTGCCCGCTTAGCTTTTCACCATTGAACCCCCGGACTCGGCAAAAGCGCCGAGCCGGTTATTGGCCACGTCAGGGCGCACGCTTTGCAACCAGCCTTGCGCGCCGACGTGCGAGCTTTTCGGCCAGCGCTTTGATGGCGGGCCAGTCTTCGGGGTGCGCGTACAACTCCAGCCGGCGCAGGCCCAGGGCATCGCGGGCAGCGCGCAAGGCGCCAACCCGCTCGGCTGTCGTCTTGGCTGGGCTCACGCGGCCTTGACCGCGATGGCATAGCCACACGCTTCGCGAATTGCTCGGGCACTCGCTTTGGCTTGCCGACTGGTCAGACCGGCGTACATCGTGTGCGTCGCGTCGCTGGACTTCCACTTTCCAACCACGTCCCAAACCCGCGGGCCGGTGTTGCTCATGTAGGCTTTTGCGTGTTGGCGAGCGGTTGTGGTTTTCATGTGTTTCTCAGGTTGGCGTGCCTCTATTATACACCACCGTTTCCGGTAACGCAAGGGGTGCGCGCAACTATTTTTCTGCTTCGCAGCCGCTGACCATGACGTTGGGCGTCGTCAGGAGCGCGCCGCTTCGATGGCGCCGTACATCCAGCCGCCCAGGAAGGCGTACCAGGCGGCGCCGAACAGTTTTGCCACGCTCGGGGCAGGCACGCCGTCGTGCCGGCCGATTGCATGCCAGTAGGCGATCCTGCCCAGGCCGAGGAACACGAAGCAGGCGAACGCGGCCAGCAGGGCGACGTAGAGGATGGTGCTCATGAGGCCACCTCAATCGCAGCGACGGCAGCGACGGCCTCAAGTGCCGCAATGGCATCAAGCGATGCGCGGTTCGCCTCCTGCACCAGACTGCCGTGGCCGCGCTCGTTCATCACCCGCACCAGCATGGTGGTGAAGTGCGCCCGCTTCAGTTCATCGCTCGCCTTCTTACCGGCTTCGATCATGACGTTGAGATTGATGCGCTCGACATTCAGCGCCGCCGTCTCGTACTCAAGGCCCGAGCGAACGCCGCGAGGCGCCACGAGGCCGGT